TAGAAGAGATTGCAGGATTTCCATTTATGAGTCATGATGACTTAGTTGACTCTACCGTTATGGCACTTATGCGATTTAGACAAGGTGGGTTTATAAGACTACCAAGTGACGAACCAGAAGATACTGTATACTTTAAACGTAGAGGAAGTGGATACTACTAATGGCAATAGAAAAAAGTTTGAGTCCTGCTCCAATAGGAATAGAAGAAGAAGCTGAAGCAGCAGAGGCTTTAGAGATTGAAATTGTAAATCCCGACATGGTCACACTAGATGATGGTAGCGTAGAAGTTACTATAATCCCTGGTGGAGATACTAAGAAGGGTGGGTTCAACGCAAACATTGCCGAAGAAATGGACGAAGACGAATTATCCAAGTTAGCTGACGACGTCATTGACATGGTAGAAACTGATCTTAGCAGCCGTAAAGAATGGGCAGATGCTTATGTCAAAGGTTTAGATGTTTTAGGATTTAAGTACGAAGAACGTACAGAGCCTTGGGAAGGCGCATGTGGTGTATATTCCACAGTATTAGCAGAAGCCGCCATAAGATTCCAAGCTGAGACTATGAGTGAAACCTTTCCCGCCGCAGGACCTGTTAAGACAAAGTTGCTTGGCGAGGAAACTAAGGAAAAAGATGAAGCAGCGTCCCGTGTCAAATCTGATATGAATTATGAGCTCACTGAGAACATGGTTGAATATCGTCCCGAACATGAACGCCTCCTTTATAGTTTGGGTTTAGCAGGTTCTGCCTTTAAAAAGGTTTATTATGATCCAAACATAGGACGACAGGTTGCCCTGTATATACCTGCCGAGGACGTGATAGTACCTTATGGCGCCTCGCATGTAGAGACAGCAGAACGTGTTACTCACGTGATGAGAAAAACAAAGAACGAATTAAAAAAGTTACAGGCAAATACGTTTTACCGAGATGTAGATCTAGGAGAGCCACAAGCATATCATACAGATATAGAAGAAAGAAAAGCAGAAGAAGGTGGATACTCTCTTAACAATGACGACAGATACAGTATATACGAGGTTCATGCGGACATAGTTATTGAAGGTGTCGATGATTCTGATGAAGATATTGCCAAGCCATACGTTATTACTATAGAGCGAGGCTCTAATGAAGTATTATCTATTCGTAGAAACTGGAACCCTGATGATGAGCTTAAATTAAAAAGACAGCATTTCGTACATTATGTGTACGTACCAGGATTTGGGTTTTATGGATTAGGTCTTATCCACATTATAGGTGGATACGCCCGCGCGGGTACATCCTTAATACGTCAGCTTGTAGATGCAGGTACATTATCCAATCTCCCTGGAGGACTTAAATCTCGTGGGCTGCGTATTAAGGGTGACGATACACCTATAGAACCTGGAGAATTTAAAGATGTTGACGTACCATCAGGCAGTATTCGTGACAACATTATGCCACTTCCATACAAAGAGCCAAGTCAAACATTACTAGCTTTACTTAATCAGATTACCACAGAAGGCCGAAGACTAGGGGCAATTAGCGATATGAACATATCAGATATGTCAGCTAATGCTCCAGTTGGCACGACGCTGGCACTCCTTGAGCGGACTCTAAAGCCTATGGCTGCAGTACAAGCTCGCGTTCATTATGCTATGAAACAAGAGTTTAAACTCCTCAAAACTCTACTAGCAGAATACGCGCCAGCCGAGTATTCATATCAACCCGCCAGAGGTGAGGTTGGTGCTAGACAAGCTGATTATATGTTAGTAGAGGTTATACCCGTCAGCGATCCTAATAGTTCGACCATGGCACAGAGAGTTGTACAGTATCAGGCTGTACTGCAGATGTCACAGTCAGCACCACAAATATATGATTTACCACAGTTGCATAGGCAGATGATAGAAGTGTTAGGAGTTAAGAACGCAGACAAACTTATTCCTATAAAGGAAGACATGAAGCCTGCAGATCCAGTCAGTGAAAACATGAACGCCTTAGTCGGTAAACCTATGAGAGCATTTATATATCAAGATCACGATGCTCATATACAGACACATACAGCGTTTATGCAGGACCCAGCAGTCGCACAGATGATAGGACAAAATCCACAGGCAAGCCAGATAATGGCTTCACTGCAGGCACACATAGCAGAGCATCTTGGATTTAATTATCGCAAGCAGATGGAAGAACGTTTAGGTGCACCTCTACCACCACCTAATGAAGAGTTAGATGAAGATGTAGAAGTACAACTAGCTAGAGCTGTAGCCGAGGCAGGTAAACAGTTAACTCAGGCACATCAGCAACAGGCAGCACAACAACAAGCACAACAGAAAGCTCAAGACCCTGTAGTACAAATGCAACAAGCAGAGCTTCAGTTAAAACAAGCAGAAGTCCAGCGTAAAACTAAGAAAGATAGCGCAGACATAAAGTTAAGACAGGCAGAGTTACAACTGAAAGCCGCTAAAGATAAAGAACAGCTAAGAATTGACAAAGCTGAAATAGCTATAAATGCCAAGAAAGAAGGCGTTAAACTATCTACAGATAAACAAGATAAAACAGATAAACGTAACTTAGAAATACTTAAAACAATGAAGTAAAGGATCATTATGGCTAAAACCGTCTTTGACGTGCTCATACAACAAATAGAAGAACAGAAGTTATCTTCAACACAATTCCTTACATCGGGAGGTCCCAAGGACTTTTCTCAGTATAAGGAAGTTACTGGCTTGATACGGGGTCTCGAGGTTAGTAAACAATTAATAGAAGACCTCTCGCGCAACCAAATGGAAGAAGATAATGACTGAACCAGCAATAGATCAGCCAGTGCTAACTGATAATGAAATAGATGCACAACTCCCCAAACCTGTAGGATATCGTGTTTTAGTAGCCTTGCCTCAACAACAAGATACGTATGAAGGCAGTAACATACTAAAAACAGATACAGCTAAAAGGCTCGACCACATAATGTCTATAATGGGATTAGTTATGGATATGGGTGAACAAGCGTATGCGGATAAAGAAAGATTTCCGACAGGGGCTTGGTGTAAGCAGGGGGACTACGTTATGTTCCGTGCTAACACAGGCACAAGATTCATGGTCAATGGATTAGAATATCGTTTAATGAATGATGATTCTATAGAAGCTGTTATAGCTGATCCAGCTGGCATTAAGAGAGCTATGTAGGGAGTATAAAATGGCATTTGAAAAAGTAGAATATAAATTTCCTGGTGAAGAGGAAAATAAAAATATAGAGGTAGAATCTTCTAGTGCAGTAGAGATAGATATATCTGGAAAGGCAACAAAAGATGAATATGCGAAGACTAAAGATAAGGCTGCAGATACAGCGGATAGCAACCCAAGTGAGGTTGACATTGAAGTTGTTGATGATACGCCAAAAGCTGACAGGGGTCGCAAGGCGTCTGAGCCTCCAGCTGAAGTCACTGAAGCAGAGCTTGAAGAATATTCTGACAAAGTTAAGAACAGAATCAAACACTTCAGTAAAGGTTACCATGACGAAAGACGCGAAAAAGAAAAGGCGTTACGTGAAGCGCAAGAGCTCGAAAAGTTAACAAAACAGCTTGTTGAAGAAAACAAACAATTAAAAAACACTACTGTTAAAAATCAAACAGCTATGTTGGACCAAGCTAAAAAATCTGCAGATATTGAGCTAGAAAGAGCCAAGGCAGCATATAAAGTAGCTTATGAAGCTGGCGAAGCAGATGCTGTTGTAGAAGCACAAGAAAGTATAACAGCTGCTAAGATTAAATCAGATAAATTAAATAATTTCAAACTTCCTACTTTACAAGAGAATGAGACTCCTGTAGAAACAAAAGGAGAGACCACTACAACCCCTGCGCCAGTGGTCGATGCACGAGCTACCGAATGGGCTAAGTCTAATACGTGGTTCGGAACTGACGACGAGATGACAAGTTATGTTCTTGGGTTGCATAGCAAACTCGTTAAAACACACGGGGAGGCATACCCTCGAACAAATGCCAATGAATACTACGAGACGATTGATTCTCGTATGCGCAAACTGTTCCCAGAGAATTTTGAGGACAGTGAAATAGAGACTGAGAAGCCGAAGCTAAATAATGTGGTTGCACCCGCGACGCGGAGCACAGCACCTAAAAAGGTAAGACTAACGCAAACACAAGTAACTCTTGCTAATCGACTTGGAGTCCCGCTTGAATTATACGCCAAAAAGGTTGCAGAAGAAATGGGGAAAAAATAATGGCTGAGAACAGAATTAATCGTGAACAAACCGTACGTGAAACTACCACTCGGAAACAAGCTTGGAGAAGGCCCGAAACACTGCCAACTCCGAAAGAAGATCCAGGGTATACGTATCGCTGGATACGAACAAGTACACAGGGTCAAGTCGATGCCACTAATGTTTCTTCAAAATTACGTGAGGGTTGGGAGGCTGTAAAAGCAACGGATCATCCAGAAATTACTTTGGTAACTATCGAGAACGACAAGTTCAAAGATAACATTGTAATAGGAGGGTTAATGCTGTGTAAGGCTCCAGTTGAACTCAAAGAGGAAAGGACTGCATATTTTAAATCGCAGACCGATAATCAGATGAGATCAGTAGACAACAATCTCATGCGAGAAAACGATCCTCGTATGCCTCTCTTTAATGATAGGAAGACGAAGGTTACTTTTGGAAAAGGTAATTAATTTTTAACAGGAGATCTAAGCAATGGCTTATCCAACTATTGATGCCCCTTATGGGCTAGTACCCGTTGGTTTAATTGGTGGTCGTCCTTACACAGGTGCAACTCGACAAATGAAGATAGCTAGCAACTACGGCACAGCTATTGGAAAAGGCGATTTAATAAAGCGTGTGAACGACGGAACTATTGAGCGAGATGGAAGTACAACCGCTTTCCCAGCTACTGGGACACTAGGCGTTTTTATGGGTTGTAGTTATACAGACCCAAACACAAGTCAATTAACATTTAGAAACCAATATCCTGGCAGCATTGTTGCTGATGATATTAGTGCATTTGTTGTTGACGATCCTGACGTTATATTAAAAGCAGCTATATGCTCTTCAGGAACAACAATGGCTACAGTAGCTAGAACTGTTATTGGTAACAAAGCTTCAATCATTAGTAATACACTTAATACTACTAATGGACGAGGTAAGTTAGCTATCAGCAGTAGCACTGCTACCACTTCAACACTCCCATTTCAAATCATAGATGTGGTTGATAGTACAGCAACAGGATCAGATACGTTCCAAGAAGTGCTTGTTATCTATAGCCCACATACTGATAATGGTAGTAATGTGTTCATTGGTGGACACGCTTATCGTAACCCTGTTGGACTGTAGGAGGAATAGACAATGGCAATTTCAAGAGCACAACTTCTTAAAGAGCTACTTCCTGGTCTTAACGCATTATTCGGTTTAGAATATGCAAAGTATGGGGAAGAGCACACAGAAATCTTTGAATCAGAGACTTCTGACCGTTCTTTTGAAGAAGAAACTAAACTATCAGGCTTCTCTGCCGCACCAGTCAAAGACGAAGGTTCTGCCATCGAATATGACACTGCACAAGAAGCATTCACCGCTCGCTACACACACGAAACAGTGGCGATGGGCTTTTCAATAACAGAAGAGGCTATCGAAGATAACTTGTATGACTCCTTGTCAGCACGTTATACAAAAGCACTAGCTCGTGCAATGGCGTACACCAAGCAGGTAAAAGCAGCAACTATTTTAAATAATGCTTTTGACTCAGGTACTACATATGGAGATGGAGTTGAGCTTTGTTCTACTGCACACCCATTAGTAAGTGGTGGAACTAACTCTAACGAACCAGCTACACCTGCTGATCTTAACGAAACTTCTTTAGAAGCTGCTGTTATTCAGATTGCAGGGTGGACAGATGAAAGAGGACTCTTAATTGCAGCGAAGCCTCGTAAATTAATCATTCCACCGAATTTGCAGTTTGTGGCAACAAGATTGTTAGAGACTGAAGGTAGAGTAGGATCAGCGGATAACGACCTAAACGCACTAAAGAATAATGGTTCTATCCCAGAAGGTTATGCTATCAATCACTACTTGACTGATACAGATGCTTTCTTCTTAATGACTGATGTACCAAATAGCTTAAAGCACTTTACACGTAGTCCAATGGCAACATCTATGGATGCTGACTTCGACACAGGTAATAGTCGTTATAAAGCTAGGGAGAGATACTCATTCGGTGTCTCCGATCCTTTAGGAATCTTTGGTTCCCCAGGAGCATAAAACTTTTATTTGACGGGGGTGCTTGCCACCCCCTTCTTTTTATGTATAATAAATTAGACCTTGATGAGTAATTATACTCAACATGCCACGACAAGGAGATTTAAATGGCAAATACAACCTTTAACGGTCCCGTCCGATCCGAAAACGGACTCAAAACAATATCAAAAAATGCAACCACTGGTGTGCTAACTGAACAAATAGTTGCTTCAAGTGGTGGTGTATTAGAAGT